CCTCACCTCATCAAGGCGAGCACGACGTATGACCGCATCCAGGACTTCCAGAATTTCAACCTTGGCCTGCCTGCCGAGGACAAGGAAGCCACCTTGTTGCGCAGCGATTTCGACGGGATGTTCATCAACGACCAGGCCAGCAGCGCTGTCGCCTACGTGATGGGCGTCGACGTCGGCAACGTCTATCACTTCATGGTGGGCGCCGTCGATGCCTGGGGCGACATCTACGTCGTGCTCAAGGAACAGGTGCCGATGGGCAAGGCCAAGGAGCGTTACTTCGAGCTACGCCAGAAATACCGCGTCGTCTGCACCGTCATCGACTCCGGGCCCCACGCCGAAACCGTCATGTCGATTCAGGACCAGGACCCATCCTGTTACGCCAGCGTCTACATGAGATCGAAAAGCATTCTCACCCACAACGTCGTCAACAAGGAGGAGAACCCTGACTCCGGACAGGCCTTCGTGCGGCAGGTGAATGTCAATCGCAGCAGGGCCCTCGATGCGTACATGAACTTCATCCGCGAGGGGCACCTCCGGGTCAGGTCTTGCCCCCTTGACGAACTCTTCATCCAGCACCACACCGACATGAAGCGGATCAAGGTGTTCGACAACGACAGCGGCGACATGGCCTACGCCTGGCAGAAGAACACGGGCGAGGATCACAGCCACCACGCGATGCTCTACCTGTACATCGCGTCGAAGATCAAGGGTGTGGGAAGGCCCACGATCATCCTGCCGACGACGTCGGTGTTCACGTTCAAGAACAGGCAGGAGTATTGAGGGGCAAACCTTGCCTAAACACTGAACCTCTGCTATAACCCTCGGCAATACAGCCGAGGCTCCGCATGTTCGATAAACTCCGCTCCCTGCTTCAACGCCCGCGCCTTGAGGCAGCCTCCGAGGTGGCGCCTCCTGATCCACCCAAGCGCTTGCCAAAAAGCCAAATCTCGACCGCGCCGTACCTGAAAACTGCGGCGCCGTCGGAGACACAGCAACTTACGCTGACGGATCGCCGGCTGGCGAACACGGACGCCCTGACCTACCGTTACGGCACCGACACGCGGACCATCATCCGCGATTTCGCCGCTGCCTCGCCCGACATCAGCGCCGCCGTCAATGCCGCGCTGCGCACCGCGATCACGGAGACCTGGACGGCGGTGGCGTACAACATGGATGGGACGGTCAGCCCCGACGGCACCAAGTTGCTGCAGCAGATCATCTCCAACATGAACTTCCTGTCCGATTACTCGGCAGGTTACGCCGACCGCAACTCGCTGCTCTCGACTTCCGAGTCCCTTGGCCGCGAACTCATGCTCTACGGGTCGTGCGGCGTCGAACTCGTCCTTGACAAGACGCGGTTGCCGGAACGCCTGCAGCCCATATCGACGACAGCGCTCAAGTTTTACCCGACCGACAAGGGCAAGCGCCTCAAGCCGGTGCAGGAAATCGGCGGCGTCAAGGTCGATCTCGACGTGCCCACCTTCTTCTACGCGGCGGTCGACCAGGATTTGCTTGAGCCCTACTCGGCGAGCCCCATCGAATCGGCGCTGCAGCCCGTCTTGTTCTCGACCGAGTTCATGAACGACCTCCGCCGTGTCGTCAAGAAGGCCATCCATCCGCGCATTTCCGTCACGATCAACGAGGAAAAGTTCCGCAAGAACATGCCCCTCGAGTATCAGAACGACCAGGATGCCTCGGCTGGGTACATGACCCAGGAAATCTCGAAGATCGAGGCGGCAATCAGCGGGCTGAAGCCCGAAGAGGCCATGATCTTCTTCGACACCATCGGCGTCGACGTTCTCGATCACGGCAACACCAACCTCAGCGGGGAGTGGGAAGCGCTGCAGGGGATCGCCAACAGCAAGCTGGCCACGGGCACCAAGGCCATGCCGACAATCCTTGGCCACGGCGCTACCAGCGCCAATATCGCGTCTGCCGAGGTGCTGCTGTACATGAAGACGGCGGATGGGCTGATCCGCAAGAAGCTCAACGAACTGTACAGCCGTATTTTCACCCTGGCGGTGAGGCTCTACGGCGTCGATTGCTACGCCGAGTTCATCTACGAGGACATCGACCTCCGTCCCAAGAGCGAAGTTGAGTCCTTCAAGGCGATGAAGCAGAGCCGAGTGCTCGAACTCTTGTCGCTTGGCTTCATGTCCGACGAGGAAGCGTCGATCATCCTGACCGGCAAGTTGCCGGCAACCGGGGCGCCACGCTTGTCGGGTACTGGGTTCCGGCCAAATACCACGGTGGAGCCCGCAGGGAGCGGCTATAATGGCGCAACCAACAACGGCAGCACGATGAACCAGAACCTCGCGCCTGAGACGCCCACGGGCGGGGCGCGGGGAACCAACAAGAAAGCGGACGGCACGATGGCTGACGTCATCCGCATCGGTTGAGGGTACGGAAAATGAGGCTCACCTTTGAAGAATCTTTTGATCGCCTGATCGACCACGAGAAGGGCTACGTAAACGATCCGGACGATCCCGGCGGCGAGACCAAGTACGGCATCTCCAAGCGCAGCTATCCGATGCTGAACATCAAGGACCTGACCCTTGACATGGCCAAGGCGATCTACCTCAAGGATTTCTGGCAGCCGCTCGGCGAGGAGGCCCACCCGTCGATCAAGTTCGAGGCCTTCGACTTCGCAGTGAATTCCGGCATCCAGACCGCGCTGCGCAAGCTGCAGCAGGCGATTGGCGTCGCCGACGACGGGCATTTTGGCCCGATCAGCCGCAAGCGCCTGTCCGAGATTCCGGTGTCTGATGTACTGTTCCTGTACAACGCGGTGCGCCTTGAGTTCTTCACTGCCCTCTCCACCTGGCCAAAACACGGCAAGGGGTGGGCGCGGCGCGTTGCAAAAAACCTGCGCTATGCCGCTAACGACAACGAGGTGTGACCATGAAAAAGATTGCCCTGATTCTCTCCGTTCTGGTTCTTTCTGCTTGCACGACGACTGGCGAATCCAAGCCGGTCGACATTGCGGCAACAGTTGCCAAGGTTTGTCCTCCGGTTCGTTCAGCAATCACCCTCTTGAGGGTCAATCCGGCGATCCAGCCGAAAACGCTGGAAGCCTTGAACTACGCCGAACCGTACATCGCCAATGCCTGCAACATGGACGTTCCGGCCTCGATCCCTGATCTGCGGGCGCTGTCCGAAAAAGCCATTCCAGCCCTCGTTGGCGCCATTGCCGAATCCGACATGAAACCTAACGACAAGGAAGTGGCAATCATCGCACTGACCGTCGCTCAGGTTGCGATTGCTGCGGCGCATTGAGATGATCGTCACCGACATCTTTTCGGCGATGCGGGCGGGCAAGGAGTTAGCCAATGCCGAGACATGGAAACGAGCCCAGGTGCGGACTGCCGCCATTGTCGCCTTGCTCAGTGCCGCCCTTGGCATTGCCAAGGCCTTCGGCATCGAAATCCCGCTTACGCCTGAAGAGATCAATGCCATTGCTCTTGTTATCGGCATGGTTGGCGGGCTGTTCATGGGGGTTGCCACCCTCGTCTCGACCTCGCGTATCGGATTGCCGTCTCGGCGTGACGTTCTACCAGACGGACGATCTGATCCCGAGCCTGACGGAGGCGGAGGCGGAGCAACTGGAGAACCAGATCGAGGAAGCGACGGGGTGGCCAGCGGTTACGCCAGCCCTGACGATCAAGTGCCTTATTTAGAGGACAACTACCGTGGCTAAATTCCTGTCACGCCTCGCTGCGACGAACCTTGATCCAGATTTTGCCGGTGGGCGCGGTCTATGGGAACTGACTGAACCTCTGGTCTACGAGTCCGATTGCGCGGTGATGACGATCACCGTACCAGCGGGCTTCAAGACCGACTTTGCCTCGGTTCTGCGCCTGCCGGTCATTTATTTGCTGTTCGGTGACAAGGCGCACGCGCCTGCCACGGTGCATGACTACCTGTATCATGTCGGAATCGTGCCGCGCAAGTTGGCTGACGATGTGTTTTCAGAAGCCATGAAGGCCAGCACCAAGCTGTCCGCCGTCGAGCGCTTCCTGATGTGGTCGGCGGTGCGTGTGTTTGGTGGGGTGCATTACGGAGAAAAGGCATGAACGAGGCACGCGGGGCGGCGCTTGAGCAGCTTGGCATGACCATCGAAGCGGCCATGAGCCAGCTTACCGTGCTGCTTGAGGCGGAGCGTTCCGACGTCCAGGTCATGCCCGGCAGCATCGACGACTTTGACTTTGAGGAGCGGGTCGCCAAGCGTCCGATGTTCGAGCTTGCCGCTGCCCGCGTGCTGTTGCTTGAGTCGGTCGAGCACATTTCCAAAGCAATCAAAAAGCAGGATCGAACATGAGCGAAGAAGTCGTCCAGATTGCCACACTCAAGTCAGAGGTCAAGACGCTGACCGAGGCGGTGCGTGAGCTAACCCAGTCGATGCAGAGGAACAACGAGCGGCTGGAGAGGCTCGCCGTTCTTGAGGCCTCGCACACCAACAGCAACAGCGCGATTCAGCGTGCGTTCGAGGCGATCCAGAAGGTCGAGAACGCTGAGGCTGCCCGATCAGCCGAAAACGAACAGGCGCACAAGTCCTACGACAAGGCGATTTGGTCTGCGGTCGGCTTCGTTGCTGCTGTGAGTGTCTTCTGGTCGGTATTTGGCTACCAGGCGAAGACCACGATGGATGAGATGGTGAAAATGAACGTGCTACTGCAGCAGCACATAACTCAAGATAAAATCTTGACCGAAGCTGATGTGGCCAAAGCGCACAAGGTGCTTCCATGACCTACCTTACTGACCCCACGTTCATGACGATGCGGATGGAGTACCTCCCGAAGAGGGCGTGGGTAGCTTTGGCGGGGTGGGGGCTGGCGTGGTACTTCCTTGGCAGCGCTTTCCGGGCGGTTCTCGGGTAGGCGACAAAGGGCAAACTCTTCCCTGAGAAAAGAGTACGATTACGAATACTGCAGCAACACTATACCTTTTGAGGTGAGCAAATGGCACTTGACGCAAGCAAATGGGAATTTACCGCCTCTCGTGGCGTTCGCTACACGGGACCTGTTCATGGCGCAGCCGGCGCCAACTACGTTTCGGTCTATGAACTGCACCGTTGGTTGCAAGACCTTGCGGATGACGCGGCGGCTGCCGGTGATGACCTCATGGACATCACCAAGCTCAACCCGTCCGACAAGAAATTCACGACCATCATCGAACTGCTGAACCTGGCTTTTCTCGACGACGCCCACACGAACAAGGCGTCCGAGTACATCTACGGCGGCTCGATCATCCAGAACCCGGCAGGCGGCGAGGACATCTACGACGGCGTCAGCGTGGTTGCGAACCGTGGCGTGATCGTCAACGTGATCCAGAACAACGCAGTGCTGGCTACGAAGTTCTGGAATACGACTCCGAACGGCGAGTCCTTCGCCGGCTTGAACCCTGACCCCGCTAACGGCGTGGCGATGCGGTTCATGGTCAAGACCAAGTCGGCAGGCGCGGTCATCGACAATGGTGCGCTGATTTTCACGACCCGCGAGGAAGGCAAGACCTTCTCCGAGTTCCGCATCCCGTCCCTTGGCCGAGGCGTCAACGTCGTGCCGCTGACTTACGCGACCGACCTGAACAACGCCACGGCGTTTGCCACGGTGGCGGCCTGGACCACCATCAGCAACACGACCTCTGGCTACAAGCAGATCGACGTCGACAACAACGGCTCCGTCGAGGAATACTATTCCGAGTGGAACCGCTCGACCTACACGATCAACCAGTTCTACGAGCGGATGAAGTACATCACCCGCAACGGCGAAACGACCACCCTGTACGGCATCCCAGGCGAACGCTTCCGTGGCATCACGCACTCGGTCGATATTGGTACGCCCACGGGCGGCAGTTTCGTCCAGGGCGGCGCCACCCCGCTGTCGTGGGGTACGGGCGGCACCGCAGGCACCGGCCAGATTCTCTGCAACGACTCGACCGATCACATCCTGTACATCCAACTGCTGACCGGCGTTGCTCCGGGCAGCGCGATGACGGTGACGCAGGGTGCAGTCAGCGCGACCACTGCCTCGGCAGGCGTCGAGAAGCCCATCTCGGCCCCGTTCTGCGGCGCGTCGACCGGCTCCTCGCTTGTGGGCGCCTTCGGCTTTGCGCTCGAGTACGCCGACATGGCGGTGGCGGACAAGTTCACTGCTCTGGATGGCGTCACCCGCAACCCTCCGAACAACGTATCATTCACCGTGTCGGGCCTGAAGTACGGCTGGCGTGTGCTGGTTGGACCGGAGAACGGTTCTGGCGGACTGCTTGAGACCCAACTTTCCAACACCGCCCTGCTCAACGGTGCGGCGGTCACGGCGGTCCAGGTGGATGAAGCCATCCCGGCCAACACGCCGGCTACCGGCACCATCCGCATCCAGCGGGCGAACGGGGTCTACTCCAGCCACCCGTACTCGGCGGTCAACACTGGGACGCGGACGTTCACGATCACTTCGCACAACTTCAGCACGAACACGGCGGCAATTGGCGCCAACGTCTACATTGCCTACGTCGATCAGGTTGTTCCCGATCCAGGCGCCGGCACGATTGGTGTGACCCCGAACACAGTCAGCTTCAACACCATCCAGTCGGCCCCGCAAACCTTGTTCATCGAGGCCCGCTACGGCGGCTTGGCCGGCGACAATTACGCTCTGTCGATCAAGCCGGCGAAGACTACCGGAGCACTTGGTTCAACGGGCGGTAGCGCGACGATCTCTTCGGTGTCTGACGCATAAGGCTAACCCATGACGCTGCAAGAGTTGTCGCAGGCTGTCTCTGAACTGCTCACGCAACTACCGGCAAGTACGCCGGTAGCTGCGTGCGTCAACGTGGAGGCGACCATCGAACTGACCAAGATTACTGCAGGAGGCGTGACCAAGGTCGTTGTCATCGAGAAAGCGGTCGGATAATGCCTGCAATCCGTGACTTCTCAACCTCTTATGTAGCATCCTCCACCACCATTTCGGTGCCGGTGTGCGACTACGTTCAGAACGACCTGCTGTTGATCTTCTGCGCTCACGACGCGGCGGTGACCTACACGACGCCTGCAGGTTGGACCCTTGTCACCAACTTTCCATCCCAGAACACAGTCACCTCGACGTGCTTCTGGAAGATTGCTGGAGCCACGGAAACCGACGTTACGGTCACAAACTCTTCTGCAGACACAAACGTCGCAGCAATGGTGTCCATCCGTGACGTCAACACGAGCACACCATTCGGCGCTACCCCACTCATCAGCGTAGCTACGCATACAGCAGCATCCCGTCACACCCTGCCATCTATTACGACAAACGTGGCAGATGCTTTGGTTCTGTACTTCTACAGTGCGGGCGGCTCATCCACCTCGGCTCCGCCGCTTGGTGTGTCCTGCATTGAAGGTGAGAAGACACAACAACTGCTGGTTGTTGACGGTACTTCCGAAGGTATGTCGGTGGGCTGGATTTTCCAGAAGGCTACCGGCGCCACGCCTGCGGCTTATGCGGTCAACCCCGCCTTTGCGACGTATGGGGTTGGTTCGATGGCAGCAATCCAGATTGCACCGCCCTCCGGTGGTGCAACGGTGATTCCTCCGTACCTAGCGCAGGACACTTCGGTACTACTCGAGCACAACTCCGGTACAGCGGCGTTCGACGGCAACACAGGCATGGCGGCGACGGCAGATACGGCAGGTTTCGGCACCTCGATCACTGTCAACGGCTCTGCACGGACGATTGGTGACGCGACGGTGGCAGCGGTGGCCGACGTGGGCATCAACTCGTACCACTCCATGAACGGTCTGACCAACGCAGCCTCCGCCTATATGTCCGGGGCGCAGCACCTACTCGGGTCGACCCGCTACAACCTCGGCAACGCAAACATCCTGTCCCACCTCCGCGCTGCGACGCCGGCCAACAACCAGCGACTCGCTCCTGTCGTGGGCTTCCGTGGATGCTGGATGGGCCTGCGTTCTGGAACGACAGCTTCCACAAACTACAAGATTTGGCAGGTACACGGCGCAGACGCTCCGTTCGCACCAGGCTCAGTTATCCCTGTCATCGTCAACATCGCCAACACAGACCATATAGCCTCGGCAGGAACCCTGTCGAACTCAGATGTCCGAAACGTAGGCTATTGGGTTGGAGGCCTCGGCGCCCTGACCTCACAGGTTGGTGTTGGCCTTGTCTGGAAGATGGGGGTTGTCACGGTTGCTGGCGGCAACGCTTCTGAACCAGTGGGCATTGCGGGCATCCTGGCTGTTGCAGCTACAGCTAAAGAGAGGCTGTCGACAATCAAGCAGGGCGCCAACCAGCTACTCTGTCTTCAGGAGTTGCAGTTTGGTGATGGTGGTACAAACCCCGTATATCTGAACCTTGACGCAACGGCTATCGAATTCCCTGAACGTCGCAACGTGTCCAAGAAGACCGTGTATTACAACGGTATCGACGACTCGGTAGGCATCAGCTACTACCCTGGCGCAACAGATACGATTAAGCATAAGAACTCTGTCATTTCATCCGCCAACAAGTTCAAGTGGGGCCTTCATGCTTCCGCTTCTACAAGCGCCAGTTATGACTTCAGCGGCACATCGGTCATCGGGGCTGGAACGATCTTCCTTGGACGAGCGATCACGATCACCGAGCTGACTATCAACGGCTACGGCACGTTGGACGTCAGCAACCTCACCTTGACCTACAGCGCGATCAAGGGAATGCCGGCGACGAACAACAGCATGACGTCTAATGCCAGCACGAACATCGACTACTGCACGATCAACACGTCGACGGTCACTGCCGGTAACTACTGGTGCTCGGTTGCTGACCCGTCGATCTTCACAGGCAACACCTTCACTGGCGGAGGCGGTCACGCTATTCGCATCACGACGCCTGGAACCTACAACTTCTCTGGCAACATCTTCAATGGGTACGGCGCAGACGGTTCGACGGGCGCGGCGATCCTCAACGACTCCGGTGGTGCAGTAACGATCAACATCTCCGGTGGGGGTTCGACGCCGACGTACAAGAACGGTACGAGTGCGACAACGACGATCAACAACGCCGTGACGGTGACCGTAACAGTCAAGGATAGCAAGACGTTGGCCGTCATCCAGAACGCACGGGTTCGTATCGTGACCACGTCTGGTAGCAATCTTGTGCTCGAGGGCGTTACCAACGCATCCGGTGTGCTGTCAGGCTCAACCACCTATGTCGGCTCTGCGGTGACAGGAACGGTACGGCGAGCGACGGTAGCCCTTGGCACACTCTATAAGCCCTACGACATCAGTGCCACGGTTGGTGCGGGTGGCCTGGATGTAACAGCCCTCATGCAGAGCGACGAATAATGGCAATCCAAGTCAACCACGCCACCTATGTTATTACGATCCCGAAGTCGGACACGACCTTCGTGAGCACCAATGCGGCCACCGGCTACGAGATTCGGAGTTACGACGAGTACGCCTTCATGCGCGAGTTCGCGGACTACCTCGACAGCGAGGCAGGCGTTGCGCTGCCGAACGGGTTCAGCCACAACACTTCGGTCACCATTTCCGGCGTCACCTACGCACGCGCCCTGTCGGTCCTGGCGCCCTACACGGTGACGTTCGAGGATGGCACGTATCAGGTCAAACTCGTCGGCGGCATGAACAACAACCTGCTTGACGTGCTGAACCCGAACAACGTGTCCGTGATTCCGGCGAACTCGGCGGGGTTGCAGTCCGTGAATACGGCGGGAGGCAGCGGGGCGACGGCGGCAGAGGTGTGGACGTATGCTCAACGCGCACTGACAAACGCAGACATTATCGTGGACGGGGTCTGGGACGAGCCAATGTCTGCACACAAGGCATCAGGCAGCTTCGGCGAGGAACTTGCAACCGCAGCAGACATCCAGGCGAGTGCGGCAACGGTGCTCATGAACTACACGAGCGGGTCGATCATCGCAGGCGACTTGGGCGCCGGCACCATAGCCAACACCCTCGTCAGGGATGGAAACTACTGGACGATAACCGAGTCGGCACAAGGCCTCACGGTTGAACTCGTGTTCAACCTTGCAAGCGCAGAGCACCGCCCTGGAAACTTCACCCTGTTCGGGCACTACGACGGCAAGGGAAGTTCGCACTATATCGACCTGTGGATTTGGAACGTCGAGGCTCTCGCCTGGGAGCAGACGCACGAGACTTTCATTCCGAACGGAAGCTCCGACGCAGAGTATTCTCACGACTACACCGAGCAGCACATCGACCGTGCGAACGGGAACGAGGTGAAGGTCAGGCTTGTGCATAACGTCACAAGCTACAGCGCGACGCACGACCTCTACATCGACTCTTGCCACTTGTCTGCGATTGACGTCGTCACTGCGGCGGATATTGCGACTGAAGTCTGGGTGCACAGCACCCGCACCCTGACTTCTTCGTTCCCAAGTGTCCCGTCTGCGGCAGACAACGCCGCTGCCACCATCGCTGCCCTCATCGAGGGTGGGCTGACTTTGCAGGACGTGTTGAGAATCGTTCTCGCTGTCACGTCGGGGGATGCCACAGGCCTTGAAGGGTCGAGCATGGCATTCAAGAGCGTCGATGGCACGAAGGATCGCGTGTTGGCCACCTATGCAGCCGGCGCTCGCAACGTCACGGCGCTGGACCCGACATGAGCGGTTATTTTGGCAAACACCTCGGGCACAGCCACGGAAAGTGGTGGGGCTACAGCTTTGGAGAGGTGGTCTGTCGTTACGTCTTGAGGCTAAAATCGCATGTTCGACAAACCATTGTGCTCACATCGAAGGTGTTTTGATGGAAGTGATTACTGTCTCATCTCCCCTGACGAAGAACGTGTCCCTGCAATCTGTCGTGGTGACTGCGCACGCATTAGCTTCAGAGGTGACCAAGCAACTCACGGAAGCGAGCCCGATTGCCAAAACTCTGACCGTGTGTTCGTATATTGACCTAGAAGAATACTGCGGCTAAAGGAACTACCCATGAGCGTCATCTACAAAAACGACATCGGCACCGAGTTGCTTCTCGACTGCGGCGTCAACATTTCCACCGCGACTGTCATGAAGGTTCGCTCCCGCAACCCGAACGGGGCGCTCAAGGAGTGGGTGGCTGCTTTGAGCGGAACCAACTTTATCCGGTACGTGCTTCTGGACGGGGACGTCAATGTCGCCGGCAAGTGGCAGTTCCAGTCCTACATCGAGATGCCAGGATGGAAAGGGAGGGGAGAATGGGTCACGGTAGAAGTAAAAGACTGACGCTTGCGGAAAGCAGAAAGCGATGGTATAAGCAGTCGCAAGAATGGAGAGCAGACATGGGCACCAAGAACACCTTCCCCGAAGTTTTGTGGGCCGGCACCGAGCACAGCCTTTCGTTGGCGATGGAAGCCCACGACCGGCTGATGGCTGGCGGCTTCAAAGACGAGGAGGAGGAAGATGACGAGGTCCCGTTCAACTACTCCGTTCAAGGCGACATCGGCATCGTTGCCATCAAGGGCTCGCTGACCAACCGCGACTCCTGGATGAACCGCTTCTTCGGCGTCACCAGCTACGCCGATATTCGCCGCAGCCTCATGTACGCGGCCAACCAGCCCGAGGTCAAAGCCATCATGCTTGACATCGACTCGGGCGGTGGCGCAGTCAGCGGTGTCGCTGACGTCGGCAACCTGATCAAACTCATCGACGGCAGCGTCAAGCCGGTCTACACCTTCAGCGATGGGGCGATGTGCTCTGCGGCTTACTGGCTTGGCTGTTCTGCTCGTGAGGTGTATTCGAGCAACGTCAGCACCGTTGGCTCCATTGGGGTCATTGCGACGCACATGGAGTACAGCAAGGCGCTGAAGGACGAAGGCGTCGGCGTAACCGTGATGCGTGCCGGCGAATACAAAGCCTTGGCCAACGCGCTCGAGCCTCTCTCCGACAAGGCGAAGGTGCAACTCCAGAACCAACTGAATGCAGCCTACAACGTGTTTCTCGAGCACGTCGCGGACTGCCGTGGGACCACTGTCGCCCTGTGCGATGCGAACATGGCTCAAGGACGAGAGTTCTTCGGCAAGGAGGCCCTTGGGGCTGGCCTGGTCGACGGAATCGAAACCTTTGATTCAGCGGTAAACAAGGTGTCAGCAAAATTGCTTGACAATGAGAAGCATTCCTATAACAATTTGGGAAATTACCAACGAGGTATTGACATGGGCAAGAGAGCGCTAACTGACGCCAACATCACCGCACTAGCCGCAGGGCTCGACATCGAGGCCTCCGCTGACCCGGTGGTTCCAGGTGAAGTGGTCGTTCCTCCGGACGCTGCTGCCGAGGCTACTGCCGAGGCTGCTGCCGAGGCGGCAACTCCCGCAGCAGCTACCGAAGTACCCGAACCCGAGGCGCCCGAACCGGCTGCCTCCGTTTCGGTCGTTTCCTTCCTGCAGACGCAGGTCAAGGAAAAGGATTCCGAGATTCTCAACCTCAACATCGAGTTGAAGGGTCTCAAGGACAAGACTGCCTCTATCGAGGCAACGCACAACGGGCTGGCCGACATCGTTCGGAAGGCCGTTGCAGGTATGAAAGTCAGCATGGGCGCCTCCAATGTCGATCTTTCCGCGCTTTCGGCTCAGGAACTCCTGGCCGAATACTCGGAGACTGCGGATGTGTTCATGAAGACGTTCAAGGCTGGGGGTGTCGCAGCGGTAGACGCAGCCAGTTCCGAAGCAAACCCGCCGCAAGTTGATCCGCGACACCTTGCACGTGTCAACGCGGCCCGTTACGTGAAGTGAGGAGCTAAACATGGCTAAGTTCAAAATGCAACCGCTTGTGGATACCGAGGTCATTACCGCCCGTCTTGGCGCTGGCTCCGGTTCCGCGAATTATGTTACCGACGTCGAGATTGGCAAGCCTGTCAAGCTCGTTGGTGACTCCCAGTACAACCTGTGCGCCGCTGGTGACCAGATCGAGGGCTTCATCACCGCCGTCGAAACCTACACCGCCGACGACTTTTCGATTGGCTCGGTCATGTCCGAAGGACGTCACCGTGTCATGCTCGATGGCCTGCAAGCCACTGCGGGCACTGGCGTGATCGCTGTTGGCGACTATGTCGTCGCAGGCACCGCCACCGCCAAGGGCACGTCGGTCGCCGGCTACCCGAAGGTCTGCAAGGCAACCACCCAGACGGGCATGTACTTCGCCTGGCGTGTTGTGTCCCTCGACGGCACCACCGCTGTCGGTCAAACCGCAGTTGTCGAGCGCGTCAACGGCTAACCCCAGGAGAAACAGAAATGGCATCGTTTATTGACCACACCGGCAGCCGCCAGCAAGTTGAGGTGTCCCTTGACAACCTCGTCAAGCCTGCGAAGGAAGCCAACCTTTCCGTCCGCGACTACGCCAATCAGGCGTACAGCACCGACGCCGCCAAGTACGGCGACTCGTTCTCCCAACTGTGCGCGTCCGAAGGCATCGTCCTGCAGGGTTCGCGCCCCTACGGCATCAAGTCGCCGTCGCTCGACGCCGTCCTGAATGGCCGTCCGACAGTCGAAGCGAATGCTGTCGTTCGCACCCCGACCTCCCAAGCTCGTGTCCTCCTGATGCCGGCCATCGGCGCTCTGGTGGAAGACAAGCTGGTTGCCGATCTGCAGATGAACGCCAATGCGTTCGACTCCATGATCGCAATGGACACCGTCATCGCTGACGAGTGGTATCTGTGGCCGGAAGCCAACTTCTCGGGCCCGGAAAAGGGTCGCTCGCAAGTCACGTCGCAACTGGCCAAGCCGGTCAATATGCTGACGCTGACCACCAGCGAGAAGTCGCTGCGTGTGCCGACCTTCGCAATGGGCATCGAGTGGTCCGAGCAGGCCACCAAGTACCTGAACCTGGACTTCATCGCTCTGTCGATTGCCCGCCAAGCGGCTGTCGAGCGCAACGAACGCGCCAACCAGAACTTGCTTGCCATGCTGAACGGTGACGCCGACGTTGGTCAGGGCGCCCTGTCCGGTATTGCGAACAAGGTCAAGACCGCTTCCAGCCTCGACGCACTGGCCACTGCCGGCATCACCCAGCTTGCCTGGATGCTGTGGCTGTACGGCAACAGCAAGAAGCGTCGCATCAGCCATGTCGTTACCGACATCAACGGCGCGATGGCGATCCAGCAGCGCTCTGGCCGTCCGGTGATTGTCGGCGACAACGGCACGTCCGTCCGCATCAACACCAACGAAGTCGTCATGAACCCGTCGTGGGATGCCGAAGTCGAAGTGTTCATCACCGACGACGCGAACTGGCCTGCCAAGACGATCATGGGTATCGACTCCATGTACGCCATCCAGCGGGTCACCTCGACCAATGCCTCGTACCAGGCTCAGGAAGACTTCGTCCTCCGCCGCGCCTCGGCGATGCGCTTCGACTACGGCACGGTCTCCCGCCGCCTGTACAACGATGCGTTCGAGGTACTGACCTACGCGTAAGCGCAGGGCAAGTGACAAAAGCCCCTCTTCGGAGGGGCTTTTTATTGCAGCATTTTCCAATCTCTGTTAATGTCGCGTGAACCTCTCACTGAAAGGCGAACCCATGACCGATGACGTCAAAGTCCCCAAGGCTCAAAGAGCCTCCAAGGTTGAATCCCCCAAGCAGGAAGCAAAGAAAGTCCAGGTGCGGCCTGTTCACGGGGTTATGGTGCACATGCTGACCAATCAGGTGCTTGATGGCGATACTGAGGTTCCCGAGATCGACTCGTGGCTTCAAGCGCAGATCGACGCCGGCAAGATCGTTGTAGTGTAAGGACGCCTATACCGTGGCTCTCCTCTCATATACAACCTACGACGACATCCGTGCCGCCCTTGGCGTATCTTCCGACGAAATTCTGGACGCCACGCTCTCGCTCTCGTTGTATGAGTTGAATCTAACGACGGAGTTCGAGGACATATCGTTGTCCCTTGAATCCGACTATGCCACGGTTGCTGCGCTGTCGAGCAGGACGGCTGTACAGGATCGGTTTCTCCAGGCGACCCGCCTGTTTGCAACCTACGCGGTGGCTTACCAAGCTGCCACTTCCCTGCCACTGTTTAGCCCCAAGGACATCACTGACGGGAAGGCCGCGTTCTCACGCTATGCCGACAGCCCGTACAAGGAAGTCATCAAGCGGGTTGAGCAGAGTTACGGCAAGTATAAGTCAAGGCTCGAGGCGGCTCTCGCTGCCAACAACTCGGGGAGTGCGCCGTCCACAACCCCCCGGCCCTATTTTGTTGTCGCTGCCCCCAGCAGCGACCCAGTTACCGGCACCTGATTAAGGCAGAATGCTCATGAGTGAAGATCAGATTGGCAAGGCTGTGAGTCGATTCCTTGGCTGGAAACTGCCGAAGGACTTCAGCCCGGATGCAGGCATCTCGTTCAAACCGACGAAGCCATACGATGAGCCTAGTTGGTGGCCGGTTGGCACCAACTTGTTTACCGCAGAGCAAGCGCGGGAGATGTTCAAGTACGCGCTCTCTGGGGAAAGCAACCCTTAACCGTGCGCCTCCACGACGCCGCCCTCCACTTCAACATGATGCCGTGCAATGACGGCTACACTGGCGCGTTCTTGTTCAACGCGCAGTTGGGGCTGTACGACGACAGCAAGCGGGACTCGGAGAGCGCGGAACGCCGCATCATCGAGATGGACCCTGCATTGAGCCTTCCCTCGAGGGGGATCGTCGAGGTGCACGGTGTCAGGTTCATCATGGGGCACGGGTTTATCGACTCCGCCCTTGGTCGGATCATTCGCCGAAAGGTCATTGCGCACGAAGCGACGCACCTTGCCACCTACGCCAGCCTTCAGAAGGTTTGCGAGAACACCGCTGGAACCTCCGCGTGGATGGGGAAGGCCTGGGTGAAAGACAGCAAGGAGATCGACGAATCTTCCGACATGGTTGGGGTGAGCCACCTTCACCTCGCCCTGGCAGAAACGCCTGCCGTCACCAACATCGTTCTCTATGGTGGCACGTATCACATTGTGCGCAAGGTCACTCAGGGGGTGGCCGGCACCAACATTCTGACTTGTGATGAAGTCCCTGAGCCCGCCGTTGAAACGGCCACGCTGAAGAACGGCACGTGGGACCCGATCAACGAGACGATGGCGACAACCAACACGTCCGTCAGGGTGCTGCGGCTGCGGTGGCAATCCTTGTTCGAGTACCGCGACGCCGTCTCGCCGACCTTCAAGCCTGAAGACCAGCAGGTTGTGATTGCCAAGTCGGCGGCAACGCCCAATCTTGGAGCCATTATTGTCCTGTCAGACGGAGATTTCCAGATTGATTCCGTCATGAGTGAGACGGGCGTGTGGGTGTGCAAGGTGGCGCGACATGGCTAAGTCCACGTGGGACGGGCTCGATCTGGCTTTCGCCGAACTCGAGGCCGAGTGCGCCAATGTCGTCCGAGGGATGACGGTCGATATTTTCAAGACGGCACTGCACTTCAGCCCTCAGTCGAAAGGCGTCTTCGTCTCCAGTTGGACGTACAGCTTGAACCGCCCCGTGTTCTGGACCAACACTGAGTTCATGGGCAATGATCCAGAGACCTACACAAAGGGCAACCCCGAAGCTATCGACTCTGCCTTGCAAATAAACGCAGGGGAGGACACTCCGTTCAAACTTGGTGATACCGTCTATATCTCGAACGGCGCCGAAGGTTTGGACGGCGAATACGGTATCCTGATCGAGGACGGAGGCATGAAGCTGCGGGCCGAGAACCGACCAGGCAGACCGCTCGGTCGAGCGATTGACCGCGCTGCCACTTGGTACGCCAAGGATGTCAATCCTAAGCACGCAGCCGTGTTGAAGGCCATGAGGATTTATTGATGAAAGAGGCGATCCAGAAAGAGATCACGACGTGGTTCGATGCTGCCTACCGAGCGCAGTACCCGGCTGTCCCGATTGTCTACGAGAACGCCCCCTTTGACTGGAACAACCTGCCCGACACGTTTACCGAGCTAGAGATCAAGTTCTACAGCGGCGAACAGATCAACCTTGGCTCCCCGAAAACCAGGCACGGCGGCTACATCTACGTGAGCGTATGGACGCGGACTGGCAAGGGAACGCTGGCTACCAAAAAGATGCTGGACTGGGCCGATGACCGCCTTGGATACAAGACCTTGGCCACTGTCCAGATTGAAGCACCCGAACCCGATGAGGGGACACCGAACAAGGGTTGGCACATCGAAGGCAGCAAGTACCGCTTCTATGCTGACGAGCCTTAAACACCGCTTGACACTGATTCTCATTCGTGAGATATAGACGAAAACCCCTGACACTTTCCACGTAAGGAAGTAAGACCATGCCTACTCTTTCCGCATCGAACCGCACTCAATTGGCCTACAAGCTCGAGGGCGCTTATCCGACCAACTGGGGCGCCCTGCAAGGTGGTAATGGCAACCTCCTGCGAATTACTGGCGAGACCCTCGACTACACGAACGGCACCGAGCGGTCCAAGGAACTTCGTTCCGACCGTCAGGTCACCGACACCATTCTCGTCAGCGCCTCGGCGCAGGGCGGGGTCAATTTCGAGATGTCGTACCGCGAGTTCGACTGGCTGCTCGAAGGCATCGCCCAGAACACCTTTACCGTGTATGGCACCAACGGCGTCTCCGCCGCTATCCCCACGCTGACGCTGGCTTCGGGCACGATCACCGCAGGCGCCGCAACGACAGGTGTCGATCTCTTCACCACCCTCGACAAGGGCCAGTGGATTTCGCTGATTCCGCCTGCCGGCGCGACGCAAACGGTCAAGGATTACTTTGCTGGGCGGGCATTCCGCATCAGCAGCGTGACCGCCCCGACCTCCACCGTCATCACCCTCGACGCAGCGACCCCGATCAACACGACCATTGGCGGCACGTCCCTGACGTCTGGTTTCGTTTCGTCCTCGCGCTTGACCAATGCCAGCACGATGAAGTCGTACTCCATCGAAGTCGGCCACCTGGACATCAACCAGTTCCGCCAATACACCGGCATGATCCCGTCGAAGTTGGACCTGAAGATCGGCGTCGGCAGCATCATCACCGGCTCCTGCGAGTTCATGGGCAAGGGCATGACCTTGGTCCAGACGACCGGCATGGGCACCGTGGTGGCCTCCAAGGGATACTCGCCGGCCAATGCGGTTCGCGGCGTGTTCGACATCCTCGAAGGCGGCTCCTCGATCACGGCAACGACCTACATCAAGTCGGCTGACATCATGATCGACAACTCGCTGCGCGGTCAGGAAGCCGTTGGCGTCCTCGGCAACGCGGGCGTGGCTGCCGGCACCATCGTGGCATCCGGCAAGCTCGAGGTCTACTTCGCCGACAAGGTGATCTACGAGAAATTCCTGAACAACACCGAGACGTCTCTGGCGATCCCGGTTCAGGACAACCTCGGCAATGGTTACATCATCTCCTTCCCGCGCATGAAGTACACCGCTGCCAAGATCAATGCCACGGGCCTCGATCAGGACAACATGCTGTCTCTTGACTTCGACGCTCTGATGGACAACACTGCGACTTCCGCCACCTACCAGAAGACGTTCTCGATCTTCCGAGTCGGGGCTACAACCTAAGTTCTCCGGGGGGCTTCGGCCCTCCATTTTTCATTGTCAGAAAGAAAGGAAGTACCCTAGATGTCTCTTGATATTTTTGCTCAGTTCGCCACCGATGAAACCCTCGAGGAAAACGGCACATGGTTCCCGATTGGCGGCGGTGCCCGCGTTCTTGTGGCTCGTTCCGGCAACCGCAAGTATGGAAAGATGCTGTCCAAGGAAGTCGAGCGCAACAAGAAGGCGCTGGACCTGAACGACGATGCGGCTGACAAGCTCTCGGAAGAAATCATGATCGCCGTGATCGCTGAAACCATCCTGCTCGGATGGGAAGATGTGGTCTTCAAGGGCCAGGCGTTGGAATACAGCGTTCCCAACGCCAGGAAACTGCTGGCGATCAAGGACTTCCGCAAGATGGTCGGCCAGTTTGCCGACGACGTCTCCGCGTACAAGTTCAAGGAGACCGAGGAGCAGGGAAAAGCCTGACGGCCTACCTCGCTTGGGAGTTGGAATGGGGAGGCAGTGAGCAGTTTTTCAAGCTTGTGAAAGAAGACACAGGCACACCACACCCCGCCGACATTGGGAGACCAGGACTCAGGAACGATTGCATCAAGTACCTCGATGCTTTCCGTTACCTGGGTCCTTGTCGCTTATGGAGCGAAGTAGGCCCGCAGCCTATCCAGGTGACTGAGGTGGAGGCTTACCTCAACATCGCAGGGGTAGAACTGCCATACATGAAGTTGAAGTATTTGTATTTGATTCAGCAGTTGGATCGGGTAGAGTTGAACCACATAGCCCGCAAGCAAAAGTGAGAACCGCATCATGGCAACCGCAAACCTAAGTGTAGGCATCGACACCGGCAAAGCGAGGCTAGACCTCGCCGAGTTGAAGACTTGGATGAAGACCCAGTTCGGTCAGATGCCGGTCACGATCAAGACGGAATCCCTTGAGAAGTCGATCAAGAGCGCGTTGTCCCCGAAGGGTAATGGGTACGACCTGAAGATCAACACGAAGAAGTTGCGTGATGATGTTGCGGCGGCCATGAAGGATGCTATGGCCAAGGTGAAGGTGGGCGGGATCATCGACACCCAAAGCCTGAAGACGCAAATGGCGGAACTGGCCAATGTCGTTAATGACGCCAAGCCGAAGGTTGTGAAAGCTGCAGCGGATACAGGCAAGGCTGCCGGGAAGTCGTTTGCTACCGGCCTGGAGGAAGAGGCCAAAAAGACCAACATTGGCTATCAGTTAAAATTCTCCAAGTATCTGCAGGAGCAGGCAAAGGCGTCTGCGGCGTCCAACGCTACTAGGGTCGACTCGAGAACGCTGCTCGGCTTGCCTAGTAGAGACGAAATGAAAGGCATTGGCGCAAGCCTTGCCGCTCAGTTCAGGGAAGGCGCCAAGACTGACGCTTTGCGGGCGTCTGCCGCGAGCAAGATCGACCCGAGAACGCTGCTC